ACGAGATCCTCTCTGGTCTCGTGGGCTCGGAGATGTGTATAAGAGACAGCGGCGGTGCAAGATAGGCCACGCGGCGCGGTGCCTGGATAAATCGCCCTATGACGTGACGTCAGAGGATCTAGTGCATTGGACCGCCTCGCAATCATGGAAGGCGGAGACGCGCAAGGGCTACCGAAACACGCTCGTCGGTTTTTTCCGGTGGCTGCATGCCACGGGCCGGCGCGCGGACGATCCGGCCGCCGCGCTGCCGAAGGTGCGCAAGACGCGGCCGCATCCCCGCCCGTGCCCCGACGCGCACATATACGCCGCCATGTGCGCCGCGAACGATGTGGAACGGCTCATGCTGCGCCTCGGTGCCGAAGCCGGGTTGAGACTGTCCGAAATCGCGGCCGTCCACTCGCGCGACGTGCTGGAAGGCGACGCCGGCCCGTCGCTGATAGTGCGGGGCAAGGGCGACAAACAGCGCATAGTGCCCATAAGCGAAGACCTGGCGAAGCGGATAACGGCCGCGCCCGGTTGGCTGTTCCCCGGCCGGTGGCGGGGACACGTCGAAAAATCGTATGTGTCCCGCCACCTCACACGGCTGCTGCCGGACGGTTGGGGGCCGCACTCGCTGCGCCACCGGTACGCCACGCGCATGTACGAGACCACGCACGATCTGCTGCTGGTCTCGAAACTGCTGGGACATAGCAGCGTGGAGACCACGCAAATCTACGTGGCGATGCCTGACGACCGATTGAGGGTCGCCGTGGCCGCCACGTTGCTCAAACAGGCCTAGTCGGCGAGTCGTTTGGCGAGTTCGGCGGCGACTTGTTCGCCGAGGCCGGTTTTGAGGCTGTCGGCGAGTTTGGCGAGCTGGTCGTCGCTGATGCCCTGGCCGTCGATCTTGCCGACGACGGCGAACAGGCTGTTGAGGTTGTTGAGGATGGCGGGCAGGTAGTCGTAGGGCATTTTCTCGTTGATGGGGCCGAGGCGTTTGCCCAGGGCGTCGATTTTGGCGATGACGCTGGTGTTCTGGTTCATCAACGCCTGGAGCATGTATTCCACGGTGACGGTCTGGCCGCCGTTGGGCAGGTTCACTGGATCGGTCTTTGCTGGCATGTCGGTTCCTTCCGGGTTGTCGTAATATTGTTGCGCGCGGGCCATGTAGGCCGCGTTCTGGCTTCCCGCGATGCTTGCCGGGCACGCGGTGGCCGAGAAATGGTTGTGGGGGAACACGTTGCGCCCCCATTCGGGCCGTCCGAGCTGGTATCGGCGGCACAATGCGGCCACGAGTCTCGCGCCGCTGTCAAGTGTCTGGTCGCTGATGGCCCACGGGTTCGAGGCGATGTCGGCGTGCTCGATGCCGATGCTGCGCTGGTTCGCCGCGAGGTTTCCGGCGTGCCATGCGGTGTCCTGGTCGTTGACGAGCCGCCATACCGCGCCGGCCGCGTCGATCTGGTAGTGTGCGCTGGCCTGGCGGGTCTGCCACACGTTCCAGCAGTCCCGGCCGGAGAGGTTGCCCGCGTTGTGGTGCAGGACGATGTATTCGACGCGGTGGCCCGCACGGCCCGGCGTGTAGTGCTTGTTCAGCAGCAGGGTGCCGTCGGGGGTCAGCGTGCTGTAGTCCATCACTTGTCCCCTTTCTCTTTTTCGGAGCGGAACAGGTCGAGCAGGGGGCTGTCGCGCAGTTCGGGGTTGAGTTCGGCGATGTTCTCGATGATGCTCGAGATTTCCGTGATGCTGATGTACGCGGCGGCGGGCACGATCAACGGCAGCGCGAAGCCCATGTCGAGCCACGTCTGTCCGTGTTCCACGATCTCGGCCAGCAGCATGACGAGCACGAGCCCGCTCTTGTGCCACAGGCCCTCGCGCATCTTCTCGCTGCTGATGTCATGCGCGTGGACGGCCTTCATGAGGCCGGTCAGGTAGTCCATGGCGATGAGCACGCCCACGATGCTCAACGCCGCGATTTCGGTCGTCTCCATTGCTTTTCCTTTCTGTCTATTTCGCAACGTAGGTGAGGGAGAATCCCATTTTCTCGTTGGCGTTGAAGCCCACGTCCGTTCGGGCCACGATGTTCAGGCCGCCCTCGGTCGTGATGTTCGCCGTGAGGTGGTGGTCCCAGTAGCCTTGGCCGTTGACTATCGCCGGGAAGATGAGGATGGTCGCGGGCGAGGGTAGTTTCCCGTCGTCGAGCAGTTTTCGCGTGTCGCCCACGTTCATCGACCAGACCGTGTTGTAGTACGCCTCCACGTGCACGGTGACCACGTTGGCGCTGCGCGTCACGGTGATGGCACCCAGAAGCGCGTACACGGCGAGGGTCTGCACGGTCGAGGCGACGCGCGAGCTCAGGGCGTCGAGCATCGCGCCGGTCGCGTACGGCAGCCACGCGGTGCCGTCCCAGTAATAGGGGCCGTTGTTGCTTTCGGTGGGGTCGGCGGTGACGTAGCCGGTCTGGCCGGTCACGCCGGTGATGCCGGCCAATGTTTCCAGGGTGGTGGCGATGACGGGTTTCACGCCTTCGGGGGTGTTGCGGTTGTCCACCTCGTTGAGGGCGGTTTCCACGCCGTTGGCCATGTTGGCGAACTGTTCGGGCGCTCCGCTTACGAGGTCGCTGCCTTCGAGGTAGGGGATTCCGTAGATCGGTGTGGTTTTCATGGTTGGGTTCCTTCCCGGTTTGGTTGGTCGATGATGGCGGGCTGGTCGTATGCGCTGACCAGTCCGAGTTCGGCGAGGCTCATGGAGGTTTGCGTCCATGTGGGTGGCCATGCCTGCATGTCGGCCCATGTGGCTTGGCGTTCGGTGTCGAGCGGGATGGGCCATAGGGTGATTTCGTTGCGCAGTACCGGTGTCTGGTCGGCCCATTCGAAGGTCAGGGTGCCGCCGATGGCGACGTATGCGCCGCCGGTTGCCGGCCGGTCGGTGTCGTCGGTCAGGGTGCCGCTTCGGGTGCCTTGGAGGGTGAACGCGGGCGGTGGGCTGGTTTTGTAGAGTTCGGGCCGGTCGGCGGGGTTGATTTTGCGGCCGTCGAACACGATGGTTTCGGGGGTGAGTCGGCGGTCGATGGTTTCGAGCCATCGAGCGGCGTCGATGCGGTTCTGTTCGCTTGGCGTCCAGGTGGTGCCGTTCGCGCGTCCGAAGATGCCGCCTGTGTCGTCCTGGGTGGTGATGTCGCTTTCCAGGGTGAGGCTTGACTGGGTGGCGGTCAGGTTCGCGGGCAGTGTTCCGCGGTCCCCCATTTCGGTTTCGTCGTCCTCGAAGGCGAGCACGCCGTCGTCGTCGGCCGTGGCTTTCTTCGCTTTGAGTGTGATCTGGGTGATGGGTTCGGGGATGGTCAGGGTCGTGTCGTTGTCGGTTTCCACCAGTGGTGCGGGGATGGCTGGGGTGACGGTGTCCTGGTCGGTGATGGTCAGGGTGCCGTCGGTGGCCGCGCCCATGGTCACGGGCCGGTTCAACGGCGTGTATTCGATCACGCTCGCGTCCTTGTGGGGCACCTCGTACCACAGGGGCATGTGGGGGTGGTGGGCGTAGAGGCGGTGCAGAAGGTCGAGTTGGGTCGGGTAGTCGGTCATGTCGTAGGATGCGGGGGTGCCGGTGGTTTCCAGTCCGGTCGCGTCGGCTTCGGGCGCGCCGGCTTCGCGTGCTCGCGTGTTGAGTTCCGTGAGTCTGGCGGCGCTGGTGGTGGTGACCCAGTGTTGGCCGGCCCATCTCGTGTCGGTGGATGTGGGGCCTTGTTTGGCCAGGCGTTTCCAGAGCAGCAGGCGGCTGGACGCGGTGAGTTTGAGTTTCCACCCGGTTTTGTGGGCGGTCGCGGTGCCGCCGTTGCTGATGATGCCGTCGAACAGGGTTATGGCGGTGCTGTCGGGATTGTCCGGGGTGGGTGGCGTGTATGCGGAGTGCAGCCGGTTCAACGGCATTCGTTGCGCCTTCCATGTGCCCATCGCGTCCGTGAGCAGCGCCCATGTGGGTTGTTCGCTGATCTGCACGAGAATGCGTGCGCCGGCGAGGGTGAGCGCGCGGCCGGTGAGCCATCCCTTGAGGTCGCGCAGGGTGAAGCTCATCACGCTGGGGTCGGGTTGTTCGTCGGCGGTCTCCACGCCCCATTGCACGCTGAACTGGGCGAGCGCGGCGATGTCCTGCAAGGGGTCATTGAGGCTTTTCCAGCCGTCGCCCCAGTCGATGAACATGAATGGTTTCTGCATCTCATGCCCGCTTTCTGTCGTAGTCGCGAAGGATCTTCTTGAGTTTGCGGGCCGCGTCCTCTCCGTCCAGCACGCCGTTGATGACGATGCTCACGGTCATGGGCTGCGCGGTTGCGGTGCCGTTGGTGCCGGGCATGTCGAACTGCATGGCGGACAGGCGGCCGTTGACGCGGGTGATGGCACGGGTCACGTCCTGGTCGAAGCCGAGGCCGAGGCCTTTGGCGAGGCCCTGCATGATGAGGCGGCCGTTTTTCACCAGCAGCACCTTGTCGTAGGCGGCGGGGCCCTTGTGCTCCGCGATCCAGTCGGCGATGCCGCCGATGAACCCGGTCACGTTGTCCCATGCGGCTTTCAGGCCGTTGAGGAAACCGTCGATGATGTTCTTTCCGGCGTTGTACAGGGTGTTGCCCACGTTGCCGATGGCGGACAGGATGCGGCCGGGCAGTCCACTGAACCAGCTGACCACGTTGTTCCACGTGTTCTGCGCGAACTGGGCTGCGCTGGAGAAGAACGCGCCTATCCTGCCGGGCAGTGATTGGAAGAATCCGATGATGTTGTTCACGCACGTGCCGATGAAGTTGGTGAAGTCGCTCCATATCTGCCGACCGCTTTCGGTCTGGGTAAAGAAGTAGACCAGTCCGGCCACCAGGGCGGCTATGAGCGTGATGATCAGCACGATGGGGTTGGCGTTCATGGCCGCGTTGAGCGCCCATTGGGCCACGGATGCGGCCGTGTTGGCGATGCTGAACCCCTGCAACGCGGAGGATACGGCGGTGATGACGCTTGCGACTTTGAACACGGCGAAGCCGGTGCCGATGCCGACCAGGGCGGAGCGGATTGGTTCCGCGTTCGCGCTCACCCAATCGGAGAACGCGGTGAGTTTGCCGGCCACGTCGGCCACGATGCCGGCCGCGCCGCTGAAGGCGTCGCCCAATGCGGTGCCCGCGCCGGCCGCGCCGCCGAACGAGTCGGTGAGCGGCGCGAACTGGGCGAGCACGTCGCCGGCGGCTCCGGCGAGGCTTTTGCACGTCTCCCACACGTAGCCGAAGATGTCGCTGGCCGTCTGCAACGGGCCCGTGTCGTTGAACGCGGTCATGAAGTCCGTCACGGCGGTTTTCGCGGTGTCGAACGTGTTGGCGGCGGTGTCGCGCACAGTGAGCAGGAAGTCGGTTATCGGGCTGTCTTCCTCGATGTTGAAAGCCTCGCGCAGTTCCGCGCTGAAGTTGCCGTCCTTGACGAGGGTTATCACGCCTTTCAGGCCGGTTGTGGCCTTGCCGCTGAACGCCGTGATCTTCTCGGCGGCGACGCCCATGGCGGAGGTCACGGCGGGTTTCACGAGGTCGAAGGCGTCGGTGAGGCCGCCGACCACGGACGCTTCGAGGTTGCCCATCGCGCCTTCGATGGTCTTGGTGCTGGTGGCGGCCTCCTTGGCCACGTCGCTCATGCCGAGCTGGATCAGCGCCTGGTTGAATTCGTCGGCGGTGATTTCGCCCCTGGCCATCGCGTCCCTGAAGTTGCCGGTGTACGCGCCGTTGGCGAGCATGGCCTCCTGGAGCTTGCCCGAAGCGCCGGGGATGGCGTCGGCAAGCTGGTTCCAGTTTTCCGTCGTCAGCTTGCCCGCGCCGGCGGTCTGGGTGAGCATCATCGCCACCGATTTGAACGTGTCGGAGTTGCCGCCGGCCACGGCGTTGAGGTTGCCGGCGGCTTCGGTCAGCTCGGTGTAGTTGGTGATGCCGTTGGCGGCGAGCTGGGCGGTGGTGTTCTGGATCGTGGTGAGGTCGTACACGGTGTCGTCCGCGTATTTGCGGGTGGCCTTGGTGGCGGCCTCCACGGCGCTGGTGTCGAGGCCGGCGAAGCTCATGGTGTTCTTGAACTTGTCGGTCGAGTCGCTCATCTCCACGACCGCGCCGCTGAAGTTCTTGAGCGTGTCCCACAGGGCGGTCACGCCCTTCAATGCCGCGCCGCCCATGAAGCTGCCGAACGCGGCGGCCTTGCCGGTCGCCTTCTCGAACGCCTTCACGGCGTCGTTCGCGTTGCCCGTGATGCGCACGGACATGATGGCGCTATGCCCCGCCATTGTCCACCTCCTTTTCGGCTCGTTCCATTTCCTCGGTCAATAGGCGCATGCCGGTGCCCCAGTCGAGTTCGCTGGCCTCCTCGCGCCATTGCCACGGGGTGCCGCCGAAGCGGCTGGCGAGGATGAAGCTGAGTCGGCCGAGCGAATCGTCTGGCCACGCGGCTAGTTCGTAGGGTCCAGCTGCGCGTCCTCCGTGTCGTCGGGCGTGTTGACCACCACGTCGATGATGCTGTCGAGCCATTGTTCGTAGGGGAGTTTGGTCTTGCCCTGCTGGCGTGCGGCGGTGTAGGCGAAGTAGTAGACGAACCGGATTTTGCAGTTCTCCACGGGCCCCCACCCGTTGGTCTGGGCGTGTTCCTCGGCCTGGCATTGGGCGCGGGCGGTGAGGGTCACGGTGTCCTCGTGGCCGTCCTGGTAGCCGATGGTCGCGGTCTTCTTCAACATGGCTTATGCTCCTTTGACTTGTTTCATGGTTTTCTCCACGAACGCCTCATATGGTTTCATCCAGGCGCTTTCGCTTCGTGCCACGCCGTTGTTCACGTACAGGCGTGGTTTGATGTTGTGGCCGGGCCACCCGTAGTTGATGGGGCCGGCGTAGGGCACGACCTTGCGGCCCGCGCGGATCACGCCGGCCTTTTTAGTCGCGCCGGCGCGCAGTGATTTCGAGAGTTTGCCGGTCTTGCCGACGGGGGCGAGGGCCTGCACGGCGGGGAGGGCGATTTCGGCCGCTTCGCGGTTCACGCCCTTGAGTTCGTCCAGGTCCGCGCCGGCCTTGCGCATGGTCTGCACGAACCGTTTCTGGCCGACCACCATCAGGGCCTTGCCGGTGTTCATGCGCCCGGGGTGGCCGTGTGGGCGGCGTGCTTGAGGTTCGTGACGGGGAAGCTGAAGTCGTTGGTGTTCTTCGATTTCACGTCGCCGCCGACGCCCACGGGGGTCACGGTCACGTCGCCGCTCCATTTGATGGCCCCGGTCTTGTTGGGCACGAACTCGAACGGCAGGGTCTCGTTGGCGTGGTCGAAGCACCACACGCTCAGGCCCTCGGCGCTGAAGTCGTCGCCGATGGTGCCTTCCATCGTCCAGGTGGTGGACGTGTTGGCCTCCTGCGATCCGTCGAGGTAGGTGGTGGGGTCGTCGGACGAGTTGGATGGGTTGAGCTGCGCTTTGGTCAGGTCGGCGCTGAAGTCGCGGCCGTTCTTCTCGTCGGTGATGTTGAACGAGCCGGGGCCGAGTGTGCGCACCTTGCTTGCCATGATGTTCCTTTCAGATTATTTCCAATGGGTTGAGTGTGAGCTGGTAGGCGGCGAGGTCCCCCGCGCCGGAGAGGCTAAGAGTCACGGGCCGTGCCGCCTGGATGTTGAGCTCGTGTTCGGCCATGAGGTCGATGGCCCGCATGACGAGTTCGAGCGAGGGGGCCTGGGTGGCCATGGTGCCGGCGATGACGTCGAGCCGCCACGTGATGTCGGGCTCGTTGCCCCATTTCTTGTAGGCGAGTTCGGGCGGTTCGATGAAGACGGCCACCTTGTTCGGCAGGGGGCGGGCCTTCTGCTCGTCTGCCGTGACGATCTGCACGAGGTCGCCTAGGCAGTCTTCGAGCAGGCGGGTGAGCGCGGCGCGTTCGCGGATGACGAGACTGCTCATCATGCCACCGCCAGACTGCCGGCCATGACGCCCACGGCGTTGAGTTTGGGGTAGACGCTGCGCAGCGGGTCGGTGGACACGCGGAACGGTTCGAGCGTCGAATCGGCGACGCTCATCACGCCGAACCGCGCGTCACGCGAGTTGTAGAGGTCGGCGGCGCACGACACGATGCAGTCGCGGCGCACGTCGGCGGGGCATGTCTGGCCGGCGATGGCGGCGTCCACGTAGGTGGTCGCGGTCCGTATCTTCGCGGTCAGGCGTTCGTTGTCGCCGGCGGGCATGTTCACCTCGTCGCGCAGCAGGGCCACGAGTTCGCTTGTCTCGTCCGTCATGGTCAGGCCGCGAACTTGATGGGGATCAGGCCCGTGGGCAGGGTGGCGGCGACGGCGAGGTAGCCGTACACGCTGTAGCTGTCGGTGAGCTTGGTCGGGTCGGTGGCGGACAGCTGGGTGGGGCCGCCGGATTCCCAGACGGTCACGGCCTCGGGGTCGATGAAGCAGGCGGTGCCGGCCGGCGCGGCGGGCAGCATCTGCACGGGCAGGCGCAGGAAGCGGCCGGCGATGCCGGTCAGGTCGAAGTCGCCCAGCGTGTCGCTGCCGTCGCCGCTCAGGTCGAAGAAGCGGCTGCCGGAGTCCTTGAGGGCCACGAGCGCCTTCATCACGTCCTTGCTGACGCCGAGGCGGGTCAGGTTGACGTTGCGGTCGTCGGCGATTTCGGCCGCGTCGATGATGAGGCCGGCCCACTGGTCGATGGTCATGGCGTCCAGCGCGGCGGGCGCGTCGAGCTTGTTCGGTTCGTCGGCCGAGTCGCGCTGGGTGGCGATGGTGTCGTAAAGGAACTGGCGGACCTTGTTCTCGGTGGCTTTCGCGTAGGCGTTGCGCAGGGCCTTCAGGGCGGTGTTGAGCATGGGCGTGGTCGAGCGTTCGATGGTCTGGCGGCTCAGGGTGGTGTAGCCGCCGTAGGTGCCCACGGTGGTCACCTTCGTGCCGAACGAGACCTTGCCGAACGCGAGCGTGTCGCCTTCCTTGGCCTGCGCCGTGACGCTGGTGGTGTCGGTCTCCACGACGTTGTACTCCATGCTCATGCCGGTGGAGGGCAGGCTGTCGTGGGTGAGGATGCCCATGATCTTGCGGCGCTGTTCGATCAGTCGCAGGTCGTCCGCGATCCAGGTGCTCGTGTTGCCGGTGTCGCCGGTCACGATCAGGTCGCGGCCTTCGCGGTACAGGTTCACGGCCGCTTCGTCGCCGTCCACGAGGGCGCGCAGGTATTCGCCCGCGTTGCGGTATTCGCCGCCCATCGTCTTGCGTTCGGGTGCCGCGCCCTTGGCCAGCGCGGCCTTCATGCCACGCTGTTCCTCCTGGATGCCGTCGAGCATGGCGCGCAGTTCCTCGTCCATGTGGTTCTCCTTCTGGTTGTCGGTTTGGTTGCTTCCGGTTTCGGACATGTTTTCGTGGGCTTGTTCGCGCTGGCCGGTGATGACCGCGTTCGGATACGCGGGGATGCCGGTGACGGCCACCTCGAACAGATCGACCTTGCGTCGATGCACCTCGGTGACGCCGTCGTCGGCGGCCACGTTGCGGTTGTCCACGGGGATGAAGCCGACGCTGAACCCGTCGTAGACGCCTTCGCGCACGAGTTGGATGGCCTCGCGCGCGGCCTGGGTGCCGGCGAGCTTCGCGGTGATGTGCAGGCCGTCCGCCTCGGCGTCCATGCTGGTGACGCGGCCGATGAGCTCGCCGTGCTGCCGGCTGATTTTCACGCTGTCGCGCGAGCCGAAGTCGGTGTCCGGGTCGAACACCTCGGCGTAGTCGCCCCATAGGGCGTACCTGGTGTTGAACGGCACGGCGATGCCGGTCAGGATGCTGCCGTCCCCGTCTTCCGCGTCCCTTACCTGGATGCCGCGCACGTCGAGCGTGCGCCGTTCCATCAGTCTGTCGTTCATTGCTGGTTCTCCTTCACTGGTTCCGGCGTGGATGCCAACGGGGGCAGTCCCCGGTCGGCGCGCACCTCGTCCACGGTCATCCACTGGTGTTCCAAAGCGCTGGCGTAGGCCGCGTACCGTTCGCTGGTGTTCGTGCGGCCGCTCGAATCCCAGTCGAACCGCGCCTCGCGGCCGCGCGGCAGAAGACGGTTGAACAGTTCCTCGATCTCGCCCGCGTAGGCGGCCAGCGTGTAGTCCGCGAACTCGATCCAGCTTTGTTCGATGTTCTGATAGGTCAGGTTGCTGCCATCGACGGCCGCGAGCATGATGGACTGTCTCTTATACACATCTGACGCTGCCGACGAAGAGGATAGTGTAGATC